GCCATAGATTGCATTGTTACCATTCCCCTTATCTTTTTTGAAGTTATTTACCGGATCTGCTTCATCAACGAATTTCCGGACATCTTTATCTCTCATTAAATCTGCAAAAGTATATCTTTGCTTGAACCAATGGCTGTCACTCTTGAATACATGAGCATAATTCTCAATAGCTTTTTTCAAATCATCGAATGAATAATCTTTTAATCTGGCATTAGCAGCAGATCTCATAGATTTAGTTAATTTCTTATGAGAGACAATATCGAAAGATAAATAGTGATCGTACAGATCACGAACAGGATCTTTATTTATTTCTTTTTCTTTATCTAGTTCTTCTTCTAGTTCTAGTTCTTCTTCTGTTGCGTTACGTAACGTTACAGTATCGTTACTTTCTGTGTTAGTGCCTAACTTCTTACGTTCACGATGTTTGGCAACCCTTTGTCTGGTCTGCTCTCGAATCCTTTCTAGCCCTTCAATATTTTGATATTTCTCCCACTTACTTATCGCTATAAAGTGGTTTTCATCTATCTCGATCATGCCGAACTTCCGGAAGATATCTAATGCCATTCTTACGACCCCAATCGGTCTATCAAATACTGTTGCAAGCATTTCATCGGTATAAGGAATGCTCTCCGATAAATAGATATAACCACTCGCATTAACCTTCCCTGCTTGCGATAGCAACTTAACCCAAATAATTAGAATGGTGTCGGCTTCCGGCATCTTTTCAATAAGTCTTATTTTTTCATCTTCAAACATTTGAGTGCTTAGCTTTATCCATTTAACATCACCCATTCGTTATACCTCCATTTTCTTAATTACTGCTGTTTATCTTCATTACAGAAGGAGCATTATGCCCCTTCACCTTCTGTTTGTTCTTCGTCCACTTCACTAAACTCTCCATCTATAATGTCTGATTCGTCTACATCAACATTATCGGATTCTAAAACATCGTTCTCGTCATTTATGACAGCTTTTTGCATATCAATCGATAAAATACCCCATTTGTTTAACATGTTTCTTATAACGGTCTTTTTAGCCATTGCATCCCAATCATTTTTCCAGCCAAAATCTGACTTACTAAATCGTTTTTTATGCTTCTCGACTTCTTCTTTTGACCAATAAACAGTTTTTCTAAATCCGTTAATTAGTTCGAAATAACCTGTGTAACCAATAACTTTGTCTGATTTTCTATCTTCAAAGTCCAACTCAATTTCTTCAGTAAGCCTGTTCCACTTCTTTAACTCACCTTCATATACCTCGATGACATTAATATTCCGATATTGGCCTGTCCGTAATGCTAGCTGGATGTATCCTTTGTAACCAAGTTGAAATTGCGCTTTACCACCATATGGAACGATCCATGCATAACCAAGATTTTTATCTACAGGTAAATCCAAAGTTGCAGCAATCATTGCACTTGAAATGACGCTCATAGGCTCTGATTTCTGCAGCATCTTTTCACTGTTATATAAGCTAAGAATAGATGCAGTGAATTGATTTGCTCGTTTACCTAAAACTTCTTCAAAGCGTTTCATTACAGCCGGTGAGCTAAGCAACCCCTTCATTGTGGTGCCCTGTGCATTCCCTACTTGATTACCACTATTGTTTTTATTAGATATCTGATTTTTAAGAGTGCTATTAGTAGCCAAATTAAGCCATCTCCTTTACGTTAAATTTCCTGAATGATATTTCTTTCGCAACCTTCTGATACACTTCTGGGAAGTGCTCCTTTAACTTTTTAGAATCCACTCTTTGTTGTTTAATAGGTTTCCAGTTCACTTGGTAGTTTTTCACGATTCCTGTTTCAGCTTCCTTCAATTCATACTTCAACTCATTTTCGATTTGCTTCTTCTGTTCAGTTAGTTCTTTAATAGATGAATTCAATTCGTTAAGGTGGTTGATTTTGTTCGCATAATCAAATGCAAGATCAATCGTTTTACCTTCTTCTGATTCTTCATAGCGCTTTTTCAAATATTCTTCTGCAGCACTCGACCCATCTAGTGGTGGAGCAACATTCTTTTTAACATGCTCTGTCCAGAAGTGAATCTCTGCATCAAATATCATTTTGATTAATTCATCATCACGTTCGATTTCTTTCCACACAAAGCGCTGACCGCCAATTAAGACAGCTATATACGCCTTTTTATATCCTGTTACACCAAGATAATGTTGTACCTGGACTAAGTAAGAATCCGGTATCTCGTCACCTTCCCAATCCTTTGCTAGATAGGCACTGGCAGTCTTGCATTCTAGTAATGCATCTTCACCTACTACTTTTCGATCTATGTTAGCCATAATAAATTGGTGTTTTTGGTGTTGCATCATAAAGTTGTGTTTTCTGACCTTCTTACCACTTCTAATCTCAAATTCTTTTGCAACCAAATCTTCTAATTGATTTCCGAAATAAGCTGCTTCTGCCTGTTCATCGTCAACTAATGATTGTCCAGTTTTCTCAAGAAACAATTCAAATGGTGTTTTATATTTGTTTAATCCAAGGACTGTTGCCGCATCACTACCACCAATCCCTTTTGTTCGTTCTTGAAGCCATTCTTGATGTGACATATCGACTGTGCTCTTAGCCATTATTATTAACCTCCTTGTTCTACAAGGAACTTCATGTTATAATTAACTAATCTCATGTAAGAAGTTCCTTGCGTCTGTTTAGGCGCATTTTTTATTGCGCTAATTTTCTTTCTGCACCGATTGTTTTTAAAATTTGTACCTCTCCATACCCCAGCTGATCTTCCAACCAAAATTCTTCGTTAAATTCAAATATCACATCACCAACAAACACCTCATTACCATTTGCATCATTTCCAAAATGCTGCTGTTCTGTTAAAAAACCATGTTGTTCCATTCGTTCAATTACTGGATGATTACGCATGTTGTGATTCCTCCATTCTTTCTCTCCGAAGCACGTGATAACGAAGGTATTTTAAATTGCAAGCATCAAACAATAAATCAATCTTTTTAAAACTATCTGCTTTACTCCATACGCTTGCTTTGACAATCATCAGCTTGTCCTCCCTCGATAAATTGTTTTACTTGCTCTATGGTTACACCCTTATCTCTTGCTAGTTTCATCAGCTGTAACCACTCGTCTAAATCAACATATTCTTTCAATTTCTCGCTCCTTTCTGATGCTAGCTGCATCTTAGTACATACGAACGTTTAAGGCTGGCTAAACCTTGTATGTTGGTAGGAGGAATCCGTTCGTATGCACTAAGACAAGGCTAGCGTTTAGCCTGTGTCTGTGATATAATGAAGTTAGATAATTACATTGTTGAAGCGCCTACTGCAATAGGTGCTTTTTTATTGGTTTAAAAACGATATAATCATGTAAAAATATCCGGCTAGTGCTAAAACAACAAATGCATGATTAAGGTACTTACCATCTTTTTTCTGCTGCATATTTTTAATCCCTCCTAAGCTATTAATCTTAAAACTGGTGATAGTAAGCCTACTAAACCAGGTACACTTGTAATTGCGTCAGTAATAATCTGAGTGCTATACATAAAATTTATTAACTGATCTTGTCCATCTGTCGTTTTTACCCATCGGAATAAATCTGCAGCAGCAATCGTATATGTCCCTGTTTCAAATTTTGAAACAGTCGTGCGATCCATCCCCATTTTCATGGCAAGTTCTTTCTGTGTTAATTTAGCTTTTAATCTCATTTCTTTAAGAAGATCCCTAATTTCAAATTCCACCTTCTACCCTCCTTTGTGCTGTATCGTCACGTTGCGTGATGTATTATCACATCATCTATCTTTATTTCTATCTATTTGCTATAGTTTAATTGCGCCCCACCAAGAATACGGTTAAGGCTGTAAAACTCTTATTTTTCCGTATTCTTGGTGTACTGTTTCTTTTTCCAACTGCCCATTGATGTAGATTTCTGGTTGAGATCGTTTCTCTACCCATTGATCAACTAAATCTTTTCTGAACATCCATTTCCTGCGCCCGGGAAATCGTAATACTGGTAAGTTTTCTTGATGTACATACTTGCGAAGTGTGTCTGGATGGACTCCAATATATTCAGCAGTTTCTTTTGTTGTCATGTGTGGGGTTTTCAATTACATCACCTCTTCGAATTTGAAATCTTTAATATCGACTCTGAATTGGATAGCCATTTCTTTAACAACTTGGATGTAGATTTCAATCAATCGCTTTTCTTCTGCGATGACATCTAACTTATTGATCTTTGCTACATAACTTTTTGTCATTCCTTGAGTGACAGCATTCTTTTTTCGGTTTTCTAATCTTAAATTCAACTTGCAAGCTGCACGCTGTTCAAATCGTTCATACGCTAGATTTTTTACACTGCGATACGGTTCGACACCAGACCATTTGTCAGCGATTTTTCTCAAGATCACATTTGTTTTCTTTCGCCAGTCAACGTTACTAAGAGAAATGATGTTTGAAACATTATCGATTTTGTTATTCAATTCTTTTATTTCTCGTTCTTGTTTCACAAATTGATCAGCATACATAAGCATTAGTTCAGCTTGCGATTTAGGTTGTTCCATTTGATATGAACCAGTTTTTCGGATTGATGGTATTACTTCGATAGCTAACCAATCTTGAAACTTTTCTGCTAGTTCGTTAGAAGCTTTGAAAGCTAGTTTGTAAACAAGTGGTTCTGGTATAAAATCACCTTTCCCAAGATGTTGGGAAAGATATTTTTCTAAATATCTGTTAACTGTTTCCCAACGAATATATTGCTTATGGTTTTTCGTTTGAATAAACCCTAATGATCTAGCGACTTGTTCGGCATCGAATAACGCTTGACCATTTTCTAACTTTGCTGAAACTCTAAATAAATCATTTTCAAATACTTTTAATTGATTCATTTGATTACCTCCTTAAATTAAATTGCTCGCCTTTCATTGGACGATTCGTCCAAGTTTCGATTAAAAAAAAGTTCGTCTACTGTGTGTTCCAAAATATCTGCAATTCTTTTTGCTAAGTTAATACCAGGCGCACGTTTTCCTTGTTCAATTTTGTAGTAATAAGATGCTGATATACCAATCTTTCTTGCAAGTTTTTCAACATCCTTATATCCTTTTTTAATTCTGATGTTTCTTAGGTTGTGGCGCATTTTCCCACCTCCTTCTGGACGATTTGTCTTGTTAATTAGTAATATACAGGACATTTTGTCCAAAGTCAATACTTTATTGCCCGTTTTGTCCAAAAATATTTTATTATTGGACAATTAGTGTAAAATAATAGTATCCAATCCTATTTGGGGGAATATTATATGAGTTTTAATAAACGTTTATCTACATTGCGTAAAAAGCATAAGCATAGTAGAGACGACCTAGCCTCTAAATTAGGGGTATCATATTCAACGATAGCGAAATATGAAACTGGATCAAGGGAACCAGATTTTAAAACCCTTGAGAAAATATCGCAGATATATGATGTAACAATTGATTATTTATTAGGGAGAACAGATAATCCTGTTGGTGAGAGAGAAGAGACTATCAATAGAGCTTTCCACGACTTTGACAACATCACTGATAAAGAGAAAGAATATTTAGAAGAGCAGTTAAGATTGTTTCGTAAGTTAAATGAAGAAGAATAATAAAGAAGCCTTTTTGGCTCTTTTTTATAAACCTTATACAAACATACATTCTACAACTTGGGGGGTTAATATGTTTACTGGCTACAAAAAAACAGATTTAGAAATCTGGTTAGAACAGCTCTACTTAGACAATAATCTTTCCTCACCCGGCGATTTAACAATAGAAAATATCTCAAGAAAATTGAATGTGAAAGTTGAATATTTGCCCGGTGCCAAAGAAAATGTCTTATGGAATGAAAGGAAAATAATGATTTTCTTAAATCCAGAAAAACCAGAAACCGAAATACGAGAATTATTTTTTCATGAGCTATGCCATCCTTTAAGGCATCATGGAGATCAAGTGAAGTCTGTAAGTAGTTTTCGGTATCTCCAAGAAAACCAAGCTAATCAATTTGTTCTATATGCAGCCATGCCTTTCTTTATGATTGAACAGCTAGAATTACCCCAAGATAAAACACAGTGTACTCACCTTTTAGCAACTACATTTAATGTTACTGAAGCACTTGCTAAAAAGAGAGTGGAGCAAATCAACCGAAGAATCCTACAAACCAACATAGACAATGAATTTATCAGACAACAAAATAATTATAAAAAAAGTAATGATCCAAGTAATTGGTCACATGAAACAAAGGTCATTATGAAACAATTATATAGCCAATTAAAAAGGGTGCGATAATGAATAAGATGAAATTATATTGCGATTATGTAGATAATCAAAGATCCCCTATATGGTTAGTTATGGAACAATTTAAATGGACAAGCAGTGTTATATATATACCTATTAATAGTTATGAAACCGATGATATTACTAACTTCCATTGTAATGAGCTAAGTGCAACCGTACTGCTTAGTGATTTAGTTGTAAGTGAAGAATATCCGGATCAGATAGGTATTAACTTAAATAGGATTGAGCAAAGAATAAACAATAGTGGATTAGTAAAGGAGGATGTCACAAAGTTATATATTAGAATTGTTGATATTAATGAGGTTATTGATGTAGAAAAATTAAATTAAATGGGAGTTGAGACATGTGAAGTTTCTGGATTTATTCTTTAAACGTAAAGTAAGCAATAATCAAAAATCAATTCAGACGAACAATACTTTTCATCCAGAAAAACTTACTAATAATGATAATATAAAATCGGATGCGAATTTAGAAATGAATAATGCAAGAGAAGAAATGGATACAAACCCTATATACTTAGAAAAATTAGATAATGGTTTATTACCTGGAGAAATTATACTTCTAAATTGGATTGATGGTGCAACTGCAAACATCAGCTTCCCGAAATATTTTTCATACCAGTATGGAATAAATCCAGATAAATCAAAGCTGAGACTTTTAGAACAAAATTTAATTAAAGAATCTACGCCATTTGAAACTCTTCCATCAATTAAAGTAACTGAATTAAAAGATATATTAAAATCAAAAGATCTGAAAGTATCTGGAAGAAAAGATGATCTTATCAAAAGAATTGAAGAAAACTTCAATATAAATGAGTTGGAGCCTTTAATTAAAGATTTCTTCTATAAATGTACAGAGCAAGGAAATAGAATTATAGAACAATATAACTTTATCATTAATGCTCACAAGAGGGGTAAAGGCGCTTACAACGTTGCTAATTCAATTGGATTTATAAGTCAATTAAAAGAGGGTGAAATCCCTACAAACTCACAGATTTCATGGAAACTTAATAACGATTCATATGAAAAAAATAGAAGAGAAAAGAACTTTGGATTGATGAGAAACGATATCCTCAGTATAGCAGAGCAACTAAGAGATGATGAAAATTATCATCAATCCATAACGAATTATATTAGAGTTTTCATTAATGACTTGAGTGGATTAGGCAACCAAGAATACCTGGAACCACCCAGTTCATTATTTCTAGCTCCTGGTATAGTGAATCCTATAATAGACATGTTAAAAGAAGTTGATGATAATATTGAAGAATTATTCGAATATGCTTGGGAAATAACCAAAGAAGAATTGCCTTTTCACTACTTTAATGAAAAAGTATGCTATCAGCTTTTATTAGATGCAATAAATGCTGATAATGTAATGGATATTGAAGATAAAGTTCAAGACAAAGCCGAGAAAGTTATTGAAAAGTACGATAAATCTACTTTTGAAAATAAATTCAAAGGAGTTAAATACCCTATTACCCTTGATTTATAAGTATTAATAAACTATTTAATGAGGTGACGTAAATGAATAAATTTCTTATGATATTTTCGGTATTGATTTTAAGTATATTAGTAGCATGTGATAATGATAGCACTAGTGGTAATGATACCATTACTGTTGAGGAAGTTATTACAGCTTTTCAAGATGCTGGATTAGAAGCTGAAAATGCAACAGAAATGACAAAAGATGATTACGGTATGGCTCCAATGAAAGATGATGAAGCAAAAAGATTCTTAACTCCTTCTATTGGAGAGGGTGCTGGTGGAAGAATTCTCTCATATAGTAATCAAGACGATTTAGAAGAAATGAAAGCATATTATGACGATCTAGGGAGAGAAAGCGCGATGTTTTTCTCATGGACTATTGCGCACAAAAATATATTAGTCCAGATTAATGGAGACCTACCAGAGGAAGAATACAACAAATATAAAGAGGCATTAGAAGCATTATAAGCGCACATTGTTGCGCTTTGTTAATAGGAGGATTTTATTATGGTGAAAGGATATGTGAGATATAGAGGAAATGACAAATGGCAATTAGAAGTAGATTTCGGATCATATGTAGATCTGAAGACTGATGAACAGAAACGCCATAAAAAATACAAACTAATTCAGGCAAAAGGAATACGGGAAGCAGAAAAAGCCTTAAGTAAATTTGTAGCCGAGGTTACAGACAATGGGGAGTCCACTGCAGTTCAATAACAATATAGCGCACATTCCGTGCGCTTTTTTGATAGGGGGAATCAACATGGCAAAAGGACACATGAGAGATAGAGGTAATGGAAAGTGGCAGCTGGAAGTAGACTTAGGATCATATGTGGATCCGAAGACAAGTAAAAAGAAACGACACAAACAATACAGAACGATCAAAGCCAAAGGTCCTCGAGATGCACAAAAAGCTTTAACAAAGTTCGTGGCCGAAGTTACAGATGATGCGTATTATGAGCCAGAGAAAATGAATTTTGTGGACTTTATCAATAAAGAATGGCTGCCTAAGTGTGGCCGAAAGAGATTAGCCAGCACCACATTAGAAAATTATGTATTGTATTTAGAAACTCGCATTCTACCAGCATTTCAATTTTTGCGTATGGATCAGATCAAGCCTAAACATATTATTGATTTCCTTCACAATTTAGAAGATGAAGGCATGAGAAGAGACAAATATAAGGACGAAAAAAGGCAAGAAGAAAATAAGAAGAAAAAGTTGTCCAGTAGCACGATCTTTTATCATTATCGTATTTTAAATAATGTATTTAACTTTGCTCAAGAGATCCAACTAATCAAAGATAATCCTGTAAAACACGTGAAGAAACCAAAAGTAGAACATAAACAGTTAGAGGTATATGAGATTGATGAGGTAATCCACCTATTGGAATGTTTAGAGAAAGAAACCAAAGTACCACATTGGCAGATCATTGTTAAGCTGGCCATAACTACTGGTATGAGGCGATCTGAATTATTTGGGTTAGAGTTTAAGCATTTTGATCACGAAAAGAAATTGGTCCATATTAGACAAGCATTGACCTATACCAAAGTAGATGGATACCAGGTATATGATATTAAAAAAGGCAGCCAGTCTGCAAAACAACGTGATGTGGTTATTTCCGAAGCATTATTAGCCGAAGTCAAGAAGTTAGAATTACAGCGCAAAAAAGAAAGACTTGCTGCTAAAGAATTATGGAGAGACGGAAAACATAACTTTATTCTTGCCGACATGAACGGCAAACCATTTAATCCAGAATCATTAAAGAATTGGTGGGAACGTTTTATTAAACGGCATGATTTAAAATATATCAAAATTCATGCTTTGAGACACACGTCGGCAACTTTATTAATCAATGATGGTGTTCATGCTAAAATCATGGCAGAACGACTAGGACACGCTAATATAAAAACGACCATGAATATCTATGCGCATGCTCTCCGACAGGCGGATGAAATTGCTTCTCAAAAATTAGATGATGCCCTAAATAGAAAGAACAAAAATGGTTAA